GTCCCTCTTTCGTGACTTAGCCATTGCATTGGCGCCGAAGAAGATCAACACTCCTTTGGTTCGATGCCCTGAGCTTTTTGCCATGCGAGACGACGGTGTTCACACTTTTACCTGTTACCAAGATCTTTCAATTACCAATGAAGTACGTGGCACACGTTGGGTGCGTGATGGGATCACTCGAATCGTCGGTACTTCCGAAGATGAGACAATTCCAAAGCGTATCGTTGGCGTGCAGCTCGCTCCCAGCATCACCGCCTGCCCTACCATTTACAGCAATGACCCTAGCAACATTGAGACCGCCATTCGTGAACGGCTTACCAAGAAGAAATTGCCTTTCTCGCCATCGGAAATGCTGACCAAACAGCTGAAAGATATGGTGTGGAAAAGCATGCACTCCAAACGCAAGAAGGACCTAATTTTTGATGAAGAGTCCATCGTCGCGTGGGGTGAGGAGTTCTTGTGGCGTCTCGACGAACTCAAGAGTGGGAAATGGTCAGCCGAGCGTTTCGCTAGTGCTGTTGAATCCCTCTTGCGTGACAGTTGCCCGGAGTTCAAGGCCAAATTCATGATCAAGGCCGAACCCATGCCCAGCAACGAAGCTGGAGGTGTCAAAGCTCCGCGTCTTTTGATCGCCGACGGCGATGTTGGTACGGTGATGGCTACAATTGTTATCAGGTGTTTCGAACATCTCCTCTTCAAGAAATTGGAGAGTAAAAGCATAAAGCACCAGGATAAGCAGACCGCTGTTCAGCGTGTGGCTGAGGCTTTGCGGGTTACACCAAAAGGACAGTCTCTGGAAGGGGACGGTTCCGCCTGGGACACCTGCTGTAGCGAGATGCTGCGCGAGTTGGTCGAAAATCCTGTGCTGGTGTGGATCGCCCACATCATTTGCAAGAGATTCATTGTGCCTGAACAATGGGTAGTCGCCCACCAAGCTTTTAATGAAAAGACGTTTCTCAAGGGTATGTGGACACGCAAGGAGAAGTCTGCCAACATCGATTTTCTCAACATCATGTACGTTGTGATCCCCTCCATCCGCCGCTCTGGCCATCTCGGCACGTCTTGTCTCAACTTTTGGGTTAATTATGTGTGTTGGCACGTGATCATTTACGGCTCAAATGCGGTCGACTTCCTAGATCCAAAGTGCATCAAACGCACTGATAGGTGGAAGATAGATCGTGTTTGCAAGTCAGCCTTCGAAGGAGATGACAGCGCCCTCACTTTTTGGCCCGAGATTATCGATAAGCGTGGTGACATCGAAGAGATGTGGAAAAGCCTTGGATTTAACATGAAGATCATTTTCCGAAAGGCTGGCGAGGCTCTCACATTTGCAGGTATGAACATCCTTCTGGACATTCAAG